GTGTCGGATTCCAGTCTAAAAAAACAAATTCTTTAGTGCGGACTTCCAGCTGATCGAAAGCATCTAACGGAACGTTATTAGCCTCGTTCATAAACAGTCTATCGCGGCGGCCGCCTCTTAACTTATCCGGATTGTCGACTGAAAAGAACTCTATCTGACTGCCGGTTTCAAATTTGTAAATGCTATCGGTGGCGTTCCAGTTCTTATCTTTCCAATAGTTATGACCTTTTAATATATTTTTAAAATCTCTCATCGCTCCTCTTTTAAGATGAGGGATACTTTCAGAAACTACGCTTGTTAGGGTTGGGATTTTATCAGACTGCGCTTGATGTATCAGATAGATAAGAATTGAAATAGTCTTGGAAGCACTAGTTCCCCCCGCAACCGCTCTAATCTTCTTCGTCAGATTTGCTATCTTGGTTGTCGCGCTTGTTATTTGAAAAAGCATATAGCAATGGCTTAGGAGTTATTACATTGACCTCCGACTTTTCTGTTATTCTTTGTTTAAGTTTATTATATTCTCTGATTGCTCCAAGTTTGGAAGTGAAGTCGGCGTATTGTGTTAAAAGAAATTTTAATTGCTTATCAACAAAAACATCATTAAGTCCCTGCTCTTCTAATAATTCCGATATTCTGTCAATAACCTTGACATTACTCAACAGACGAGAAGCAGCAGAACAAGCGGTCTTATACCAATTAGGTTTACTTCTATCTATATCATAAATCCCTAAATATGTTTCTACTCCATTACCAAAAAATTCAATATCAGTTGCGTATAATTGACAAAACTTTTCTTGCTTAAGTTGTAAATCATCTTTTACTATTTTCTTTGCCATATATCAAGCACAAATAGAGGTTCATCGCCTCTCTGTGCTTTAATTATTACTTAATGAAATGTTCGCCATAAGGTGTTATCATTTCCCTACTTTAATTATAGCATACAGCCCTAAACGAATACTTCAAAGGCTTCAAATATATTCGTCCTCAAGGGTAGTAAGTCAATCTCGTATTTAAAAGTGTTGGTAATATCTTGAACTTTTTTAATGGGAAGTTTTAATCGTTTAGCTGTTTCTTCACAAGAGAGTTTTAAAATCAAGCGGTATAAAAATATGCTTCTTTCTTTGTGGGTTAAATCGTCTAGGTAAGACAGATAAAAGTTTTTGTCCATTTATTATTTACTAACAGCTGGGGATTATAAGATGGGACTCGAACCCATTGCTATGAGTAAAGAAACCCATAACAGCACCAAACTTCTTATAACCCCTACCAAGATATATGTGTTGACGTTCTCCTGGTCAGAAACAATCAACTGTCAATAAACAATTCTATTTATATTTTAACACATCCCTATAAGTTGTCAAATAAAAAGCCCTCACAAAGGGGGGCTTACTTTAACATATGTTAACCTCGCAAGTCTTATGACTATATTATCCGGTTCGGGGTGGACAAGAACTACACGGGAGAACCGTGATAATTGCTCGGCCTGAATATCGGTCATAGTTTTTCCTACTAGGGAAACTGACGGAATCCCATTTTCAATAAACTCCAGGGTTTCCCAAATAGAAACTGTTACGATAACCTCATCAGATTTGATACGGTAGGCGTTGTAGAGGGTCCTCTTAAAACCTTTAGGGAAGAACCAACTATCATCTTTGGGATTGTAAGCAATATAACCGGAGTGCTGGCCGTTTTCATCATAAGCCTTAAAACCTATCTTACCGGCTATTATAGAGTGCTGTTTAACAAGCCCGATTTCATATTCCTTAGCCAAGTCTTCGGAGATCCCTTTTTCCTCTAAGAATTTACAGTAATGTAATTCGAGGTTTGGTGGTTCCTTTTTAGGCTCTACTTTGGAAAGAAATTGTTTTTTAAGCTCGCTCGCCGCGCTCCTGACATCTAACCCTTTGTTGTTAGCAAGGAAATTTATAACACTTCCTTTTTCTTTTCCGTTAGGATTAAGATAAAGGTTTTTAGCGGTGTTAATAATAAAGCCCTCGCCTTTGATTTCTCCATTCTGAGTAGAATAGGGGATATTAAGCCAATCCAATAATTGTTGGAAACTTATCTTCTGACTTATTTCAGAGAAATTTAAAAACTCCATATATACTCCTATGTTTAATGAACTACTTCCATTATATCATAGGAATAGCAAAAGAGGCAATCGAAACTGCCTCTTAGCTTAAGTGCTTGCCAAAAAATAATAGCTAAAAAGTCTTGTCCTCAACTTCTCATTTATCATAACCAAACCGCTGGACGTTCCCGTTTGAGATTAAACTCAAGATATACATCACGGATTATTGGCACTTTGTGGCAAGTCTGGTTCGATTAAGGTCTTCCCCTAAAAGTTTTGGCTACTTTAATTATACCAAAATCCAGTCATCTGACAAGAAATTATAGGTAGGTTCTTCTTCCGAATGCATAGGTTGTGGTGGTGTTTGCATAGGTAGCGGCGGAAAGGTTTTTATTAAACTGTTCTTCGTGCCTAATCTTAAATAAGCGGTGTAATCATCTAAGTCCATTATCTCGGTTTCTTTAACTCTCACTATTCCGGCTAATCTCTTTGCTTCGGTATCGCCACAATTAAAAACTATGTAGGAACCAACCATTCCGAATATCGAACTTAAAACAACTTTGTCTATCTCTAAAAAATCGTGGTGGCTAATTGTAAATCCTACCTGACAGCTCCTGGCAAATTGTAAAAGGGTAGGGAAGCTGGAATTTACGGCGGTTTGAAATTCATCTATATAAATCATTAAAGGCTTTTTAACCTTTTCGTCTTTGATATAAGAAAATACAGAGTAAAGGATAAGAGCTGAAAGAAACCTTTGATTATCGTTGTCGCTCGTGTTTGTATTTACTAATAAAGATTTTCCACTCTCAATAAAGTCGGCTATGTCAAACTCATTCTCTCCGGTCGTTAAGAATTGGCTCATCTCATCATTATCTAAGAACTGCGATAACCGGCTAGCAATACTAGCCATTGTGTTTATATAATCTCCCGATAATTTAATTCCGCTTTTATTCTTATCCTCAATTTCATTAAACCATTTTCTAGTATCTGGGTCTTTAAAGTTATATTTCTGACGTTCATCTTTAAAGCTCAAAAACTTATTAAGGAAATGTAAACTCCTATCTTTTTCTTCAAACCCTTTAATAGCCTTATTAAGAATTTGCTTCATCCGAACGGTGGCTGACGGATTAAATTCAGAAGTAGAGGTTATCATAATATCCATAACATCGGTAAATTCACGGATCAGAGTATCAACCTTATAGCCTTTACGCCTTAAGGGGTTAATCTTAACAGGGTGTTTAAAAGAAATGTATTGATAATTACTGTTCCCAGTTAGTTTATTAACGCTATCGCCTTTAGGGTCAATAAAAATTATAGGTAGCCCGAATTTAATATCATAGTCGGCCATTCGTTCCATTAATACCGACTTCCCCATACCCGACTTACCGATTATATAAGTATGATTAAACCGCTTTTTAAGTTGCGTTATATATGGTATCTCGGCATCTAAGTCTTCAAGTAATCCAAGTTTAAGTCTATAATCCGGCATCTTTCTTCGTTCTATCATTTTTCCATTTCTTAAACTCGGCGGAATTAATAAAGTCGTCTACCTCGGCTCTGGCTTTGTCGGCTTTAGATTTTTCCATATCGATATAAACTTCTTTTAACTTCTCCTTAATATCCAGGTCGGTAAAAGCCTCGGCATTAACTCCTGATAAAACCGCTAACAAGTAAGTGGTGTAGACAGGGGGGAAATTCTCAAAATCAACTTTCTTCATCACGATTCTTCTTAATTCATTCTGAATTTTAATGCTTTCGGCTTGAGCTAATTTAATCGCATTATCGGCGTCTATACTTTCATACTGTTTTATTTTAGTCTGCTGGTCTATAAAGTCGTGTTTAATTCTTTCATTAGCCAAGTCAATCGCGGATTTTGTTTCAGTTAAAAAAAGTCTGTGAGAAGCTATTGTCTTTTCAAAATACTGCTGAGCTAACATTCTTTTATCAGCTACTAATAATTGGATATACTCCTCGTCAAAAATAGCTCCCGCCTTTAAATGGACAAGCTCATCACCGATAGCCCTTAAGTTTTGAATCTTGTTAAGTATCAAAACCTGTTTTTCATTATCCAATAAAATCTTTTCGTTTTGTCTTCTTTTAGACCAAAGAAACATCGGGGCTTTTTTGTTTAAAGAGGTTTTTAATTCATCGGTAAATTTCTGAATTGATATATCTTGTAATTTTAAAACTTCACCTTTATAAGAATTAATAGAACTTCCTCCTCCATAAGAATTAGAAAGATAACTGCCTTCGCTGTTACTTTTCTGGTCGCTATCTCCATAATCAGAGTCCGCTATAAATTTATCCATTATTTTCCTCCAATGTTCTTTTATCTTGTAATGCTTTACGGTCATAAGGTGCGTCTAAATCAATACCTTTTTTACAATAAGGGCATTTATAATATTTAATTGGGTCTCCACAAGTAAGACAAAAGGCCACTAAAGCAATTCTTGAAACCTCATTTTTACTATCACAATGTGGGCATATAATATAATTTATTTTTTCAATAACAATAGACTTAAGACAATGCGGACATATAAATGATTTAATAAGAGGATTAACCATCATTCCTTTTATTCCCCTCGAACCGTCTGACTCCTTTCTAAGAATTTCCGCTAATTCACCGGGAGCATTAACCATATCTGTAATAAGCTTTTTGTAAAATTTAAATATACCCATTATAACCTCTCCATAAAATTAAATCCTGTTCCAAAATCCATTTTAAACTCTCCAATTATGCTGACTGAAAACTTAAAATCTTTTATATCGGGCGGTGTAATATCCAGATAAGCACACTGCGCTTTCCAATAGGAATAAGCCTGCCGGTCTTGAGCCAAGAACAAATACTTAACCCTCTTTTCTTCAACCCAATTTTCCCATAAAGGTTTGCTAGCCTCAACTTCTAAAAATTCTAATTTGTATTTATTTCCTTTAGCGCGGACCAGTAAAGCATCAGGCTTTAAAAAGGGTTTATCATTAAACATAAAAGTAGGATAAAGCAGCGCCTTAAAATCCGGCAATTTAAGAGCAGAAATAAAAACCTCGGTATTATTTAGTTCATTAATCTGGCCTTCCCCGGATACAGCTCTCGGAAGTAAGTTGATGTTATAACCTAAATTCTTGAGCAAGGGTAGGGTTAAATTGGTAGCGATATAAACATCTAGATAGGTATTGGTAAGTAGTCCGAATTCAATAAGACGTTCTAATTTATCTTTAGTACAAATCTTAGAATATCTTTTATTTATTAAATGGATTTGTGATTGGCGCACATATTTAAGCAACCTGATATGATAAATCATATCCCATAATAGCTTAAAACTTCCTCCGCTTTCCAGGGGAATTATATCTCTAAGCTTATTTTTTAGTTCTACAAGATCCGTGCTGCCCACTATAAACCTGTAAATTTACCTGTAAATTATAGCTTATTGATTAGAAACACAATTTACATATTTAAAAAGCCAACTTATTATTTTCAAACAAGTTAGCTTAATTTTTACAGGCTCACATTAAGGCGGAGAATTAAAGGCTTGAGAAGGGGAAGGCGCTTGCGCCGCACACCGCTACGAGAGCATTGGATTCTGGGTTTGGCATCGGGTAATAAAGTCAACAAAAAACAGGCTGCGTAAACCTGTCTTCTGCCGACCCTCACTCAGGTCTATATATAATAATCCCCGAAGGGCTTACTAAACTATAAAGCTCAATATATGAGCTATCACATCTACTGTCCAACCATCGCCGATACATCCGGCCGCCTTGTTTCTCGTCAAACACTTAGTATAACCATCTGGTAAGGTCTGACAACGCTCAAGCTCAACCTGATTAAAATATCTAATATCTTCTCCATTAAATAAAAAATATTCATTACTCGCTTCTGTTATCGTATGAATCTTATCTCTCATCGCTCTACCTCGTCTAGTCTTACTATTCGGGTAACTCAAATCAATGCCCTCATTCTTAGCAACCTCAGTAAATCCTTTCTTAGTCGCTTCCTTAACTCTTAAAAATGTTTCTTCATTCTTATAAACAATAGTCGTAAATCCCGTATTAATATATCTGTGTAAAATCCTCGCCGTATCTCTTAACGGTCTACTTTCACTTTCTAATATCGCTCTCGCTTTATCTCTATCTGTAAATCCCTCTGTTAAAATATCCTGTAATTTAATCCCTTTATCTTCGGGCTGACATACTCCAGGTATATTAGTCCAATAATATCTATCTCTCAACTGTGCCGAAACTAATTTAGAATTAATTCTAATCGGCTTAACTCCTAATGCTTCTGAAATAATATCTTGCCATTCCTGTTTCATCCTAACATTCTCTAGTATAAAATACTTTGGCTGAATCTCTCTTAATATTCTGACATACTCAAAAAATAACTTACTTCTTGGGTCTTCAAAATTCAATAACTTTCCAGCGTTTGAAAATCCCTGACAAGGACTGCCTCCGATTAGTAAATCAATTTTATAATCAAATAACTCAACACATTTCAGATTAAGATTTTGAATATCTCCAACCTGAATTATATCAGACCAATTATCTTCTGAAACTTTAATGGCTTCTTCTTTAATCTCACTGGCATAATACTTATCAACTTTTATCCCCGCTCTGTCTAACGCGACTCTTCCACACGAGATTCCGTCAAACAATGAAAGAATATTTATATGTTTTTATCTCAATGAACAATTCTCCTAAGACAATTATTATTGAGCGTGATATGATGACTTAATTGTCATCTATGCCTGAAAGAAAGCAAGCGGAGTTCCCTGAATTGTCAATTTGGAGATTTCGGAGAAATACGATATTGATAATTTAGGGTGCTTGCTAAACTGAAAGAAAGAGATGATGATTAATTATTTATAATTTATCAACCTTTAAAACACACCCTCTGGGGATAGAAAATATAGAACCAAAACTAACAATCGATTTGTTTTCAGAATGAATAGAATTTGCCAAATAATAATGAAGTTTAGTTTCTTTAAATAAATAACCTACCGAATAAAATATATCCTCATTTTCAGACCCATTTATATCATCATCTAAATCTTTATAATTCCACCACACTTGTTTTCTCATTGTAGAATCTATCCAGGAAATACAAACTCTTTTATATGTAAATGGTTTTAACTTTATGTTATTTATTTTCATATTGTTGAAAAGCTACGATATTAAATTTAGAATAACCCAAATGGAGACCATAATACTTGTAAATATTAAACATCCAAAATTAGTTAGCATCCCGTCATCATCATATTTCTTCATATATTTTATTTAAAGCTATCGAGATAGCTACATTAAATTGCGCTTATTGCGTGTCTTGTAAAAAATCTATTTTTCTCTTTAGGGTTTTTAATCATTTGATAAGCTTCAAACTTATTATCTTCCATATAATAACCCATCATATGAAGCCAAGGGTCTTTGAAAAACTCTGTTTCACTTATTACATAACCTCCACAAATTGCGCTACCCATATATTTTATAATTAAATTAATTTCCCTTGCCCTGCTATTCTATCTTCAAATCCTTTCCAAAATTTGAACTTCGGCATATCTTCTAAGAGAATTTCTTCTTTAATGGCTTTATGAAAAGCTACTTCGGTTATCTTGCCGTCAAGTTTAACTATCATTTCAACTCGTGTTTTAACAAAACCTTCCTTAACTAAATCACCGCACCTTTTCCGGCCTGTTTCTCCGTTGTAGTTATTATCCTTAGCAAAATCTTCTATATCTCCGCTGCTCATTTCTTTGGGGTAGATACTTATAAGCTGATTTTTAATCAACTCTTTTAAGGAGTGTTTATTTTCCAATATATTTATTTGTGGAATTTTTGCTGACATACTTATAAATAAAACTTAATAAATGCTCGGTCATATCCTTATACTTTCCCTCTAATGAAATCTTAGATTTATAAGCTCGCTTAGTTTCTATCGGGAGGTTAAAGTTAATGGTCGTCAGGCCGTGAGATTCTAAAAATCTTTTATTCTTTTGAGTGTTTTTGTTCATATTATTTAA